TCTTTAGCTAATGATTTAGCTCGCAATCTTAAAGTAAGCGAAACAAGACTATCTATTACTAGACTAAATCCAAAACCTGATGCTGGCGCAGCTTCTATTATACCTGTTGCTTTACATGTTGAAGACGCTAGTGAAGAAAAACCACTATTAAATAAGGACTAATTAAAATGCCTTTTGTTGAATATAAACTTCATAGAGACACGCAAAATCAAATGGGCAAAACGCCGGAATTTATTTCTTCTGGCGGTTATGACTTTAATGAATCTGATTACACCTATGTGGGTTATATTGCAAAAGAATCCGACAACTTTTTTCACATCCCGAACACTCTAGTTTATTTAGATAGTGCTTCTTATATTGAGAGAAGATCAAATCTTAAATATTCAAATATTGGAGAGTTTTTGCTTCTTGATAGTGATGGCTCAATTCTTGGATACGACAGTAATGGTTATCCATTAAAAATGAGTGATGATTCTTGTAGAATTGAGGCCTCAGACCAGTGGGATGAATTAATTAGGTATCATGAAGATATGGAAAATAAAGGTATTATATTCTAAATGCCTATTATGATTACCGGAAATAGTATTATTTTGTATGGTGGGATACGTGACCCGTTTACCCCTACTACAAACCCTGGTGGTCCACAGGGTCCGACACAACCTCAATATAGAGAAAATACTCAATTTGGTCCTTTAGATTTGATTAGAGGAGTGATTGCAACCGGAGAGCCGACATATGCCGGCAATCCGGCGTCGACCACCGTACAGCATACATCTTTTCAGGCTACTCCACAGGGTTGGGCAATCGGGCCAGGTTATATATGGGCTACAGAATATGCTTACGGTGTAGGAGATGAGCCGTTCGAAGAAGCTAATTCTAGAATATATCAATTTGGAGGTCTTACGGGTAACAGTAATCCAGCAGGTTATGCCTCTGATGGAATGCATTATATGCCAATTCAAGCAACGCCAGGCGCTACAACAACGGTTATTGGATCAACTTTTGGATCTAATGCGCCACAAGGTGGAGGTGGAATTGGCACCTCTTCGGTGAATGCGTATATGACAAAAGGCGGTAGTGCTACTTTTTATCCATATTTTAATCCAAATTTCGCGCCGCGATCTGGAAATTGGTTTAAAGTTCCTCTTAGTGCAACAGGTGCCGCACCGGTTTCAACTAGTAATATTGTCGGCACATATTTACCCCAGCCAGTAACGTATAATGGTGGGCGCTCGGGATCTGCGCCAGATAAATTACATGCAATTAAGGCTGCTGCGAACACAGTTGTTCCAATTACTAGTACTATGCCTTCTCCGTCGTATTCACCACAGATAACGTACACAACCTTTCCTTTTGCCAGTGAAATAGCAACTCAGCTGGCAACAAACATTTCATTACCACAATGGGTAAGTGCTGCGGCGCCGGCTTCAAATGGATGGTATTATCGTACTGCAGGTGGATGGAATTTTTACTCAGAAGGAGATAATTCTATTCATGTCGGTGGCGGAACAGCTGTTAGGCAAACAGTCTGGGGCCAAGCGGGATTTGTCAAATATCCAACGGCATCTGTTAATTCAGTTAGTGTTGCAGCTCAACTGGGTCCTCAGCATAAAACACCTGACGGCCGTGGCATGTATCAAAGTGGTGTTGGTCAAGATGTCGGTGGCGGTAATATATTTTCAGGTGGTGGAGTATACGCGCCTAGCCCACCATCGACAGGGTCGAATCAGTGGGCAATAGTCAAGTATTCAACTGCTAGTAATACTACAATTAATGCTCCGGTATTTACATCATATAGGCCGCTTGCGCCAACGCCTGTCACATTTCCCGGGTCCTCAACGTCCAGCACCCAGCTGCCTTTTGGGTCACCTACGCATTTTGTGTCTGGAGGAGACAGTAAATTATATATGGGTGGAGGATATAATACGAGTCTTGGTGGCCAAGTTAGAGTAGTTCCGACTATAACTCCTTATGCATCATTTGTAAACACTTATGCTCAGGTGCCAACACCACTAATTCGCCGCAGGGGCGGCATGTTTGGAGTTTAAAAAAAAATGGCAATTACTATTACATCATCAAACACACCAACAACCACAACCACTGTTTTTTCAAATAGCGTTGGCCCTGATATAACAATTGTTACGCCTAACACCTCGCAGACTGGCGTATTAGAGCCTACTAATTTTAGTGGCACAATTAATATGACTGGCGGAATTTTGTATGCTGATTTATCTCCAGGTGATTATGGCGGAGCTGGTGGCGCTTCAGCAGTGCCTGTATCTTACACATTAACTAAATCTCCTACCGCCACCGTAAATGAAGGAAATACCGTAACAATTACAATGACCGCCTCTGATGGCGCCACTACCCCATTTCCATATAGTATTACTGGTGTTACAAGTCCTGATTTTAACCCAACTGGTACTCCAACTTCTGGAACAGCTACTCTTGGAACTGCTATTCCTTACCAATTCCAAAATGATTTAACGACTGAAGGCACTGAGACAATGACCTTTTCAGTTCCATCAGCATATCCGGCTGATGGAACTGGGGCAAGCGGTCAAAATATTACAGTTACGGTTGGCGATACTTCTACAAGCCCTGGAGGCGGAGGTGGTAGTTCTGGTCCTTATTACCTTCCTGGAGGCACACCTTATACTCAAAGCCCTTATATTACTAATCCAAATAGTACACATTCTATTGCTAATACTTGGTATAGAAGAGGAATTGTAAGATTTAATTATCCAAGCACTGAGCTTTCAACAGCAGGGCTTTCTAGTTCTAAAACAATTAATTCGTGTTCATGGTATTTAAACACCGCGCCTAACCGCCCAGTGGCTCCGCAATTTACAATTGCAATGGGCCCTACTCCTAACACCGCGACTACTAATAGTTCTAGTTACTATTCATCTACTATTAATTATGGCCCAACGCCCTATGCGTGGTCTGGTTCAGGCGCAAAAACGTTTACATTTAGTACGCCATTTACATATCCAGGATCAGGCGGAATTCAAATGAACGTAACTTGGGGGCAAGTTACACCAAACTATAATGCCTCTGGAACAATAAGACTAAGATCTCCAGGTGTTCAATATTATGCGAGAACAGATGGTAGTGGATCTTATCCAATTTCATCTTCTGCAAACCAGTCTTATAACTCTGGCCGACCAATTACCCAGTTAGGAGTATGATATGGTAGTACGTTTTTTACAAAGACATCCTACGGGAAGCCCCACGACGCCGAGTCCTGGTAATCCAAATCAGTCGAACAATGGTTACTCATTTCAGATGTCTTTTGGTACGCCAAACACCACGCATTATTCAATAAAATCTGCTGGGCCTCACCAAGCGGCTTCAGCGTTTATGCCAACTCTAGCTCCCGGAAGGGGTGTGCAGCCACGTAATGGAGGCTATCAATATGCTTCTTTTACATTTGGCAGTTACTTTACTGAAAACTCTCCAAGTTTTGTACAAATGAATATGGGTGGGAGAATTAAAGGTGTTGGATTACAGCCATATTTTAATAAAGATATGATTGGTACAACTGGATGGTTTAGTGGCGGCGCCAACAGCCCGCTTGTCAATAACTCACCACTTGGCGGCAGTAAAAGCACTACGAGACAGAATGTCTTCTATACTAATTTTGCAAATAAAACTTCTATAATGGTAGGTACTGCCGGACCAGCACACCACGGCCTGACGGAATCGCATAAAGCTGCATCACCTACTCATGTATATTGGATGCGTGGCGCCCAATATCCAAGCACCAACAACTTCTCCAATACTTTTTGGAAAATGTCAAAACAGCATCAAATTGAGACAGTAGGAAATCCATCTGTCAGTTCTTATCCGACAAAATTTATTTTGCAGCCAGTATCATCTATTCCATCCAATAGGGTAGGCACTCCATATTCAGAAGATACAAATGGAAGAATATATGTTTGGAATATTAGCAGCTGGCAGACTACTCCATATTTGTCTGATACTTCTTTTACATCAGGTGGAAACTATGCCTCTCAGTACAATGCTCCTGGGGATTTTTCGTGGAATCATGGTCAAGCAGCATCATCAAAAACATATGCTAAACTTTTTGTTGGCAGTGGCCCAGCTCATAAATATTATCCAGGAAATAGTAATGGTCTTAGAGAACAAACAGTTCAATTTCCGTATGCCGCATTTCCATATGGTAACAGTTATAGCGTACCTCAAGCAGACATGGGGCAAAGCTTAGTACCTCAAACTGGATCTGGTTCTAGCAACAGAGGGCCTCAAGGCACATATGGAGGACACGCCGCCACTAGCAGTGCGTCCTCGGGTTATGTTTGGGGTGGATGGTCAGCTAACAGCGGCTGTCCAAACACTATTTCTGCTGTAATTGGAAAAGTAAGAGTCTATCCGCACGCAACAGCTGATGGCGAAGCCACAACGTTAGGAGATACTAATTATGTTGGCCATTACGGCGGAAAAGTATCTAGCGGCGGGGATGCCTATCAAGCTATGTATCACATTGGATCACCCACGCTAGCTATAACACCGAATACATACCCTCTTAATTTTAGTAGTGAAACAGAAAAGACTTTTGTTTTTCCATATGCTTCTTTTACTTCGGTTACTGCCTTTAATAGCTATCAACCTTCATTATCATTCTACCCTAATTATCTCCGCTCAGGTTATTATTCAGGGTCATATGGTCATGCAAATACGTAAGTATAAATAAGTAAAAAGATTCAAAGGTTTTAAACATGGCTAATCCAAACAGCAGGCAGAGTTTAATTGATTACGTAATGCGTTCATTGGGTGATCCAGTAATTGAAATCAATATTGACCCTGAACAACAAGAAGATCGTGTAGATGAAGCTCTTCAATACTATCAAGAATTTCATTCTGATGCGACTTTAAGAACATATTTAAAACACGAAGTAACAGCAGACGATGTTACAAATCAATATATTTCTTTAGATAGTAGTATTACTTATGTATCTAGACTGTTTCCAATAAAAGGTGGTGCAGTTACAAAAGATTTTTTCGATATTAAATACCAATTACATTTAAATGACATTGCAAACCTTCATACATATATGGGCGATTTAGCTTATTATGAACAAATGCAGCAATACTTATCATTAATTGATATGAAGTTAAATGGTACTCCTCAAGTTCAATTTTCAAGAAGAGAAAATAGACTTTATATTCATGGCGATTTCGAAGATAAAGATATCGAAAAGGATGATTATATTGTAGCAGAAGTTTATAAGATTTTAGACCCTGATACAAACACTTCGATTTATAATGATCGCTGGTTGAAAGAATACACCACGGCGTTATTTAAAAGGCAATGGGGTTCTAATTTAATTAAGTTTGAAGGTATGACTCTTCCTGGTGGCGTAACTCTTAATGGCAGACAAATCTTTGAAGATGCACAACAAGATTTAGAACGGCTAAGAGAATCTATTCGTTTAGAGCATGAATTCCCATCAGATTTTTTTATGGGGTAAATTATGGCAACTAATATGTATTTCAGCCAAGGCAGTAGACCAGAGCAACAATTATATGAAGAAATTATAATTGAATCTCTAAAAATCTATGGCCAAGATATTTACTATCTTCCGCGGGATATTGTAAATAAAGATAATATTTTAAATGAGGATGCTAATTCTCGTTTTAATTCGTCATATAAAATTGAAATGTATATTGAAAACATTGAAGGTTTTGACGGCGAAGGAGATCTATTTACAAAATTTGGAGTTGAAATACGAGATCAGGCCACATTTATTGTGGCAAAAAAACGTTGGGAGCAAACTGTTGCAAGATATGATAATGAACTTGAAGGTGTAAGACCCTTTGAAGGTGATTTACTTTACATTCCGTTTTCTAAAAAATTATTTGAAATTACGCATGTTGAGCATGAACAACCGTTTTACCAATTAAAAGACCTGCCAACGTACAAGTTGCGTTGCGAACTATTTGAATTTAGTGGTGAAGACTTTGATACCGATATTACTGACGTAGATGATATAGCTAGAGATTATGGCTATGAGTATTTACTTACACTAGATTCAGATGGCGGTGGTTTTACATTAGGAGAAACTGTAAATCAGACATTCTCATCTGGCATTGTAATGTCAGGCGAAGTTTCTCGTTGGAGTGATTCAGATCTTATTCTTGGAGTTATTAATGCTGGCGCTGATGATGGATTATATCATACATTTGTTAGTGGCAGATCAATTGTAGGTACAACAGATTTAGATACTTCAGCTGATGAGTTATTTGCATCGTCTAATGTAGCATCAGTAGCTGAAAATAATCAATTATCAAATACTGAACAAAATACATATTTTGATACACTTACTGATTTCTTAGATTTTTCTGAATCTAATCCATTTGGAGATCCTGAATAATGGACGAAATGTTTGATTTTGGCTTTACAGCCGTAGACGAAGATGAGCTTCAAACCGTACAACAAACTGCTGCTGTAGCACATGATGCTGAGCAATTAGCTATGACTACTCAATCTAGATTAGATAAGCTTTATAATTCTGTAGTTCCACTTTTAAATAATTTAAAGAAAAATCCAGAAAAAGAATATATTCTGTGGCCAAATAGATTAGAAAAAATAGAATTATTTGAAACAAAGCTTCAACAAATATATAAAGGTTAGATATGTTCGGCGGTCACTTTTATCACGAAAAAATTAGAAAAAGCGTAGCTATTTTTGGCGCGCTATTTAATAATCTTTATGTCATTCGTAAAAATTCTTCGGGATCTGTAATCAATCAAATGAAAGTTCCATTAGCATATGGGCCAAAACAAAAATTTCTCGAAAGAATTAATCAGCAACCAGATTTAGTTGATGACTCAAAAGTATCAATTAAACTACCAAGAATGTCTTTTGAAATCACGGCTATTGCATATGATTTAACAAGGCAACTTCAAAAGAATAACACCTTTTCCCAAGCTGGGTCAAATGTTAATAAAAGAAATAAATTTAACTCTTATGTTCCATATATTATTAGCTTTCAATTAAGTGTTTATGCAAAAAACCAAGATGATGCTTTACAAATTGTAGAACAAATATTTCCTTATTTTACGCCTCAATATACTTTGACGATTAAGCCATTTGATGATTATTCAAATATAAAAGAAGATATTCCAATTTCTTTATCTGGGATTTCATTTACTGATGATTATGAAGGAACTCAAGAGCAAAGACGCACAATAATATATACTTTAGACTTTGATATGAAAGTCAATTTTTATGGACCTATTTCTGCTAAAACTATTATTCGCCAAGCGGATACTAATCTTTATCAGATTGACAATGGGCTTAACGATTCAGACGTCGCTTTAGAAAAAATATCTGTTGCTCCAAATCCAATAGATACTATTGGTTTAGCAGATAGCGACTTTGGGTTTACTGAAACAATAACTTATTATGGCGATAGTGCTTAATGGATTCTGATACACCTGATAATGATTTTGAATATGCTAGAAGAAATTACCATGACTTACTAGCAAAAGGCACTGATGCGCTTGAAGAGATGATAGAAGTTGCTAGGGCAACAGAACATCCTAGAGCGTTTGAAGTATTTTCTAATATGATGAAACATGTGGCTGATATTAATGGAAATTTATTAGATCTTCATAAAAAGAAAAAAGACTTTGATAAAAAGGATGAATTGACGGAGTTGCCTAAAGGCCAAACCACAAATAATGTATTCATTGGATCTACAACAGATTTACAAAGAATGCTAAAACAAGAAGAAAAAATTATAGATCATGAATGACACCTATCTTGGCAATCCTAATGTAAAGCGCGATGGGATTGTTCAAAATTGGACTGAACATGAAGTGCAAGAATATGTTAAGTGTATGAACAGCCCGGCATATTTTGCATCGAAATATTGTAAAATTATTTCGCTTGACTTAGGATTAGTTCCATTTGAGCTTTATCCATATCAAGAAAAAATGTTTAACCATTTTAACAATAACAGATTTAATATTGTATTAGCATGCCGTCAGTCTGGTAAATCCATTTCTTCGGTAGTATATTTGCTATGGTTTGCCATTTTTAATCCAGAAAAAACAATTGCTATCCTTGCAAATAAAGGAGCAACTGCTCGTGAAATGTTATCTCGGGTAACGATGACACTTGAAAATTTACCTTTCTTTTTGCAAACCGGATGTAAAGCTTTAAACAAAGGTTCTATAGAATTTAGTAATAACTCTCGTATTATTGCTGCGGCAACATCTGGTAGTTCTATTCGTGGTATGTCTGTTAACCTTCTATACCTTGACGAATTTGCTTTCGTTGAAAGAGCAGCAGAATTTTACACATCTACATATCCAGTTGTATCATCTGGTAAAAATACTAAAATTATTATTACATCAACAGCAAATGGCATTGGTAATACATTTCAAAAGATATGGGAAGGCGCTGTCCAAAAAACAAATGAATTTACGCCATTTAAAGTAGATTGGTGGGATGTTCCTGGAAGAGATATAGAATGGAAAAAACAAACCATTGCTAATACATCTCAGATGCAATTTGACCAAGAGTTCGGTAATACATTTTTTGGCACGGGTGATACATTAATATCTGGAAATAAACTATTAGAATTTAGAGCTAAACCATCTAAAGCATTGTTAGAATCTAATTCATTATATATTTATGAAGAACCTAAAAAAGAACATGACTACGTTATGACAGTCGATGTTTCGAGGGGAAGAGGACAGGATTATTCAACTTTTAATTTGATCGATATTAGCGCTCGCCCGTTTGAACAGGTTGCTGTATATCGCAATAACACTATCTCTCCATTACTCTTCCCAAATATTATTTATAAATATGCAAAACTATACAATGAAGCAATGGTTGTAGTAGAATCTAATGACCAAGGCATGTTTGTATGCAATGGGTTATATCATGAACTAGAATATGAAAATCTGTTTATTGAGTCAGCTATTAAAGCAAATGCGCTTGGGGTTGAAATGACTCGTAAAGTCAAGCGACTTGGTTGTTCTGCTATAAAAGATATATTAGAAGAAAATAAATTAGAAATATATGATGAAAATACTATATTAGAAATATCTACATTTGTGGCAAAAGGTCAATCATACGAAGCTTCAGATGGCAACCACGATGACTTAATGATGAATTTAGTTATGTTTGGTTATTTTGCGACAGGAGATTATTTTAGAAATCTTACTGATATTAATTTAAAAGAAATGATGTTTAAACAGAGAATGGAAGAAATTGAAGCCGATGTCGTGCCATTCGGGTTTATTGATGATGGAGTAGAAGAAACTGAAGACATTCCAGAAAATTCTTGGTCTTTAGATGGCGATATAGAAGTTAAATATGACCCTAGTCACACCAATTTTTAAAAATTATAAATACTAGTAATTGAATATTCGTATCATGATTACTTATAATTGTTTCACTGGAAAAGGAAAACAAAGATGGCAATAGGCGTACCTTCCGAATCTCCAGCTATTATCGTCAAAGAAGTAGATCTAACAGGCGGTGTGCCTAACGTTCAATCTACTACTGGCGCATATGCTGGTGAATTTCGTTGGGGCCCGGCGGAAGTAGCTACTAAGATCAGTACAGAAACTGAACTAGCTACAACTTTTGGCGCACCAGACGACAACCGCGCAGTTGACTTCCATACAGCTGCATATTTTTTAAAATATTCTAATGCACTTCAAGTCGTTCGTGCAATAGATGGAGACAGCGCTGCAAACGCTGCCGCAGGCCTCGCAGGCCAAGATTCAGCAGATCTTATTAAGAATGCTGACCATAGAGATACACTTACTGGACTTGCTGATTGGACAGCAAAATATCCAGGAACACTAGGAAACAGCTTAAAATACGCTGTTCTTAATAATGGATCTTGGGCTACAGATGCAGCATCATTTAAAGCGCAATTTGATGGACAACCGGATGCAGGTGAAGTTCACGTTCTCGTGCTTGATGAGGATGGCGTAATTACAGGTACTTCAAATAGTGTACTAGAAAGATATTCATTCTTATCAACTTCAGCTTCAGCAACAAACGCTGATGGTTCAACAAACTATGCAAAAGACGTTATTAATGCTAGATCAAACTGGCTTTGGTATAATGGTGCTTCCTTTGCAGACGCAAAAGAT